AAAATGACTTATCAATCTAGTGTAAACCCTGCTAAGCTTACTGCGCCGGGTGCACTTAATGGTGCTATCGCTGATACTAGCGAACGCCGCGCTCTCTATCTGAAACTGTTCAGTGGAGAAATGTTCAAAGGATTTCAAAACAACACAATCGCTCGTGATTTGGTCATGAAGCGTACATTGACTGGTGGTAAGTCAATGCAGTTTATCTACACAGGTCGTACCAAATCTGAATACCATACTCCTGGTAACAGCATTCTTGGTGACTCCAACAACGCTCCTCCTGTAGCAGAAAAGACCATCACGGTTGATGATTTGCTGATTAGTTCAGCCTTCGTTTATAATCTTGATGAGACTCTTGCTCAGTATGATATGCGTTCTGAGATTTCACGTAAGATTGGTTATGCCCTTGCTGAAAAGTATGACCGTTTGATCTTCCGTCAAATTGCTAAAGGTGCTCGTCTTGCATCTCCAGTTTCTAAAACTGGTTATGCTGAGCCAGGTGGTACTCAAATTCAAGTTGGCACTGGTGCAGGTGCTGAATCTGATGCTTATGATCAAGCTAAACTTGTAAACGCATTCTTTGATGCAGCTGCTGCTCTTGATGAAAAGGGTGTATCACAAGATGGACGTGTTGGTGTCTTGAACCCACGTCAATATAATGTATTGATTCAAGCTACTGGTGATAGTGGTTTGATTAATCGTGATGTTCAAGGTGCTTCACTGCAAAGTGGTAAAGGTGTTGTAGAGATCGCTGGTATTAAGATCTACAAGTCGATGAATATTCCTTTCTTCGGTAGGTATGGTGTTAATTATGGTGGTGCTATTACTAGCCCTGGTAACGTTGGTGACTTCATTAGTGAAGACATCGAAGCTGGTACTGTCAGCTCTGATGCTGGTCCCCGTAATAACTACGGTGCTGCTAATGCCTTTGAAACCTCTTGTGGTTTGATCTTCCAGCGTGAAGCTGCTGGTTGTGTCGAAGCTATCGCTCCTCAGGTTCAAGTAACCAGTGGTGATGTCTCCGTGATTTATCAGGGTGATGTTATCTTGGGTCGTCTTGCTATGGGCGCTGATTTCCTGAACCCTGCTGCTGCTGTTGAGCTTTATGCTACTAACAGTGCTCCTGCTGCATTTGGTACTTCTTATCCTTCAAACGTTGCCTGATACGTTTGTTTATCTTATATTGGGAGTCTCTTCGGGGACTCCTTTTTTTTAATCACATTTGAGAATAATACTCATTATCAAATTATGCCTTTTCCTACTACTGGCTCCAATACTGAGCTACAAGCTGTTAATCAGATCCTGGCGTCAGTTGGTCAGGCTCCCGTGAATACTCTAACAACTGAAACAACTTTTGTACTTGAACCACTTACTGCTTTTACTGGTAGTATTTCTGGTACTACATTAACTACTGAAGAAGCAGACATACCTGTAGGTACTTATTTAAGTGGTACTGGTATTATCCCTAACACAGCTGTTTCTACAACAGGTGTAGCTGTAGGTACAACACCAGAAACATATAACTACACTGTTAATATTTCACATTCATCAACAGGTAATATATCAATCCTAAAATCAGTTGTTTCTTATAAAGTAGAAACTCAAACTAACCCGGACGTTGCGATTGCTTTTAATACTTTAAAAGAAGTATCACGTGAAGTTCAGTCTGAAGGCTGGACATTTAATAAAGAATTAAATCTAGAAGTAACACCAGATTCAATTACAAAAAAAGTAGCTATTCCTAATAATGCTATTCAATATGATCTTAGCCAAGATTATGCGGCTAACCTAGGAAAAAATAGTGTTAATCGTGGAGGTTATCTCTATGATACTATTCACCATACAGATGAATGGGGAGATGGAACGCTTTACATTGATGTGCTATGGGAATGGAATTATGAATATCTACCACAACCTATTCAATCTTATATTGTAGCTAGAGCATCTGCTATATTCTCTAGTAGAGTGATTGGCGATGGACAACAATTCCAAATGCTGTCACAAAAAGAAGCGTATACAAGAGCTATGGCTCTCGAATACGAATGTAATCAAGGTGATCATACATTCTTTGGTCAACCACAAGGCGGTAATTATTACCGTAGTTATAAACCATTTAACGCACTGTACCGCTAATGCCAGTAGTAACACAACTATCACCTAATTTTCTAGGTGGTGTCTCTAACCAAAACGACGACAAAAAACTAGCTGGTCAGGTATCTGAGTGTATTAATGGGTATCCTGATCCTACTTATGGTCTACTAAAAAGACCTGGTATGAAATTTATTGAGCACCTAAAAAATACAAGCGGAAATCCTTACAGTAAAGCTGCTTTAGAAGATGCTATATGGTTTTTTCTGGATCGCAGTGAAACCACTTCTTATATTGGTGCTATTAAAGGTACTAATATTTATGCTTGGAATGCAGCCACAGGTGACCCATGTATTATTACAAACAATAGTGGTTCGTATTTAACAGGTGCTAATACTTCAGATGATTTTCATTTCCGTAGTATTCAAGATACTACAATTATTACCAACAGAACTAAAGTTACAGCAATGCTACCAGCTGGTACTTTTGTTGCTAATTCAGTAGGTACTTTAAAATTAATTTCACTTGTTGATGGTTACGATTATACTGTAACTATTCAAGGTATATCTGATACAGCTAGTGCAACATCAAGTACAACTTTTCAAGATTTTTTAACTGGAGTTAATGCTAATAATTCACTATCTGGTGAAGTAAAAAGTATAATTGAAACACAACAAAACGCAAGTAATGCTAATTTTGATGGTGTTTGGTATATTGAGTCTTATGTTAACAGTTTAGTTATTAGAAGATTTAGTGGTGCTAATGCAGTTGTTCTAAATAATACACCAAGTACAATAACTGGCACACCTTTACCTTTTACTTTAACAGCAGTAGGTGGTTTTAATAATGATTCAATTGAAGCATTTTTAGATCAAGTAAATAATGTAACTGAATTACCAGCTGAATCTTTTGATGGCCATAATTTACGCATCTTAAATACTAATAGTGATAGTGATGATTACTATGTTAAATATGTAGCTTATGACGGTATAAGTGGTAAAGGTTATTGGCTAGAAACAATTGCTAGAGATGCTTCACCTGGACTAGATGCATTAACAATGCCACATAGGTTTGTATTTAATGGTACAGTTAATAATGTAGATCAATTTACATTTGAACCTATACTTTTTGTAAGTAGGCTAGCTGGTGATGACATTACAAGCCCAGTACCTTCTTTTGTAGGTAAAACAATCAAGGCTACATTTTTTTATAACAACAGATTTGGTTTGTTATCAGAAGATAATGTAATCTTAAGTGTAGCTAATGAACCTTTTAACTTCTTTGTTAAATCAGCTCTGACACAAATTGCTTCAGATCCTATTGATTTAAACGTATCTAGTACAAGACCTGTTACGTTATTTGATGTCTTACCTACAGCACAAGGTCTTTTGTTATTTGGTGATCGCCAGCAATTTATGTTATCAGCTACTGATGCAAATACATTGACACCTACGTCTTCTATTATCCGTACAGTATCCAACTATGAAATGGATAGCAATATAGCTCCTGTAGATATTGGTACTACTGTAGGTTTTGTTAATAAAGTACCTGATTATGCTAAAGTATTTAGTATGCAGTTACGAGATGTAGAACAACCCCCTATTGTTGTAGACATCAGTAAAGTTGTACTTGAATGGATTCCTGAAACTGTAGATAGATTAGTCTCTAGTCCACAAAACTCTTTTATTTTACTTGTAGATAGACAATCGTCTTATATCTATATGTATAGTTATTATAACGATGGTGAAAAAGATCTATTTCAAGCTTGGACAAAATGGAAATTAACAGGTACTATTCAAGATGCTTACGTTTTAAACGATGACATTGTAGTTATAACACAACAAGAAGATGAGTATTTGTTGAATTCAATTACAGTTAATGAGTTACCTACAGGTGATGTTTCTGTTGTACTCGATTCTAATAATGAGTTTGTTGTAACAGGTAATCCATGTCTTGATTTGTTTTCACTCCCAAAATCTCCTGATGGAATTATCAATAAAGTTGATTATAACCCAACTGACAATGTAACTAAAATCTACACACCTTATACACCTATTTCTGGTAAAAATGGTGCAGTTTTAATCGGTAAACCTGCTAAAGATGAAGGTTACTTTGTAGAGGTAACACCTAAAATTGAAACTGGTACAAATTATAATTATTTTGAAGCTGTAGGGGATTTAAGAGATTCAGCTGATAGTATTATTATTGGCTACAACTATCACTTTGAAGTACAATTACCTACATTTTATTTTAGACGAAGAGATGGTAACTCTGTTGACTTTAGTGCTATATTAACTATTGCTAGAATTAAAGTATCTACTGGTCGTTCAGGTCCACTAGTATTTGAAACTAAACTAGGTAGTTCTAAAGAATGGACTTTAATTAAAGAGGTCACAGTAAGTGATGATTATCAATTTAGCACAAGCCCTGTAAAACCTGAGTATAGGTTTGATGTACCTATCCATCAACGTAACACTAATTTTGAATTAAAAATGACAAGTGATTATCCATATCCTGTATCTCTTGTAGAGATGATGTGGGAAGGTAACTATTCACCACGATATTATAGGAGAGCTTAATTATGCCAGTATCAGCAGTAATCTCCGGTGTTTCAGCCGCTGTTGGCCTTGGAACCACTTTATTTGGTAACAACAGTGCAGCTAACGACGATCAAGAAAGAGCGCAAATAGAGCAGAGAAAAGATGCTCGAAGACAAGCAAACGAAATAAACAAATATAATAAGGAAAAAGATGCAGTTGAAAAAGAAAATTACTATAATAATAGAGATTATGCTTTTGACACTGCTGTTAAAACTTGGGAATATAACAAAGAAATACAAGATTTTGAGTATCAAGCCAGCTTAAATGCTTATAACGAAAGGGCAAGACTATCACAAGATCAACTAGGTTTAAATGCAGAAGCTGCTGCATTAGGAATTGCTACTACACAAGCTGCTTTCAAAGATTTTGAAATAGATCAAGCATTTCAACGTGAATCTATTTATGCAGATCTTCAAAATGAATTAATTAACCAAGGTTTAAATAGAGAAACACAAGAAGTTAGAGCTGAAACTATTAAAACAGGGTTTGAAAATGAACTTACTAATCTAGGACTTGATAAATTACAACAACAAGCAAATTTATTTGGTATACAAAGTAGTCAACGTATTGGAACCGAAAGGATTCAAACTGAACTAAAGAATCTTTACAATAGGACTGCTTTTGATAAAGAAGCTGCTTCTATTAAAGCAATCCAAGATTCAGGTCAAGCTGCTTTAGGTCAAGCTGGTAAGTCAAGAGGTAAAAGTATACAATCAGCACAGGCTGAATCATTTAGGACTTTAACACAATTAGAATCAGCTTTAAAAGGTTCTAGACGTAGTGCTGCTATTCAACTATTAAATCTAAATGTTGACTCAGCAGTCAGAGAGACTGGTGTTAATCTCAGTATTAATAAAATTGACGAAGCAACTAGATTTGCTAGAGTTACGTCAGGTCTTCAAACAAAACAAGTTGGTATTGATATTGCTAGAATTGATCAAGCTATCAAGTTTGCTAATGAAGAGGCTGATTTTAACAACAGAGTATTGAAGGCTAACAGAGAGAGTAAAATTGCTCAAACTGAACGTGATATTGCAGCTATTGAGTTGCAAAGAAGAGGTCAAGATCTTCAAGCAGAAGCTGCTGTAGGTATTATGCCAACACAACTTGAATATGCACCATACCCAGAAATCACTCCTGAAAGGGTTTTCTTACCGTCACGTAAAGTAAGTTATAAAGACATCTTAGGACCACAAGCACCTATACCTTCAGGAGAACCTACAACTGGTGAAAGTATTCAACAAGGTTTGAATCTTGCTTCAGCAGGTGCAGGGATTTATGAAGCTTTTAAACCGAAACCAAAATATGATTCTAAGTTTTTTGACCTCTAGCACCACCTTCAACCTTTTTTAAATAACTATGGCACGACTACGATACCAGCCTGCTACAAACCCAAGAGGATTTCAGCCTATTCAACTAAGTAGTGCTGGTATTACTCGTATGCAGGAAGAAAACAACAGAGTAATTAGAAACTTAGAAAGCAGACGTAATGCTGAAATCTCTCAAAGAGAACGTAATTTACAGGCAGTAGAACAAAACCAAGCTGCTGAAGCAAACCAACGTGAACGTAATTTTCAAAGTGAACAACGAGCACTACAACAGCAACAAGCTAGATCTCAAGCTGAAGAAAGATTTGCAATAGAAAATAGAAAAGATCCTAATGAAGACTTAGAAAAAATCATAACTGGTTTAACCGATTTTAGTCAAACTATTGGTAAAATTTCTGCTGAAAGAACCAAGAAGATGATTACTGATCAAACTCGGTTAGCTCAGAAACAAGCTAGAGATGATTTTTACAATAGTCTATCAGCACAAACTAAGTATAAAGATGTACAAAGCCTTTTCCCAGAAGAAACTGCTAAACTTGATGTAATAACAACTGAAGGGGAGGCTAAAGGAGAAATTACAACTAGGGAAGCATCTAAAGATTTCTTCGCTAATCCTGGTAGAAACGCTGTTTATGACCAAGCATATAAAAACAAAGCTTTAGGATTACTTTCTACGGCTACTGTAGACAATTTACTACAAAGCACTAAGGTAATACCTGAATTAGGTTTTGCTCCCAGTGAAGCTTTAAAAGACGCACCCAAAATGGGTCTTGTTACACAATATGCTTTAGAGACAAGTCTTGATAAATTAGGGTTAAGTGATAAAAACCCTGGATACTATCAAGAAGGTTATGAGAAATTTACAAAGTATCAAGACCTTCTTGTAAAAAATGCTACAACAGCTGAAACTACATCTAATTATGAAAAACAAGCTGAACAAGCTGCTTTCCTAAGAACAAATGTATCTACGCTGGAAGCATCTCTTCAATCTGATTTTGCTAATCCTGCGATTTCTAGGAAACAAGCTATTACTAATTTTTTTAGTACTATTTCAGCTGTTGATCCTAGAACTGGAGAAGCACTTTTTTCAATGGATGATATAAATAATGTTTTCTTACCGAGTTATAATAAAACTGTTGGTGAAGTTTTTGGAGGTAAAGGCGGCAAAAATCAACCTACGCGAGCTTATTTAGAAGCTATACGTGAACGCCAACAAGCTACACGTCAATTTAGAACTAATGAGGAAAGAGATCGTAACCAAAACGCTAAAGATTTTGTACGTCTTGTTGCAGTCCCACAACTGCAAGCTCTTACTGATCAAGAAAGTGACGAACGTGATCCATTAATATTTGAATCGTTTAAAGCTTTATGGCCACAAAATTTTCCTGGAATATCTTACCCACAAGTTTTAATACAAGCAGAACAAGTAGCAATTGCTAAAAATATTGAAAAAGAAGAAAACAGGTTTGCTGTAAGGGCTGCAAGTACAGTTCCTCTTACTGAACAAGAAATAGCTACGATACAAAACCCTGCTACAAAGAGCAAATATCAGGCTATATTTAAAGAGCAACAAATTAAAAGGTTTGGTACTGAGTTTCCTAGAATTTTAAAAGGTTTAAAAGCTAAAGCTATTTCTGTAACGGGTTTTGACCCAACTAATGATGGCAGCATTAATACAACGAGTACTTTTGTTTTAATTGCTATGGAAGAGAAGTTTAAAGAATATGCTTTAGAAGCTGAGAAAACTGGCGTTAGACAAGAATTCAGATCTGAATATGCTGAAAATAAATTAAATGAATACGTAGCAAAAGGGCAAACAGATACAACAAATTTATTTTATAAAGATCCTAATTCACCAGATAATGCACCTAACTTTCCTAATTTAAAAGGTACTGCTCAAACAGAACAAGATAGATCTAATTCTAACATGTTTGATAAACTAATTGCCAAATATAATGGCAATCTAACGAAGATTATTAATATGCCTTATGCTTTAGGAGGTCAAGACGATTACGAACGTATTTCAGCTCAGATCGAAAAAAATCCTGTAAACGTAGAATATACACCTGAAATTATGAGAATATCTAGGCTGACACAACAGACTAACCGTCCTATGAGTCCTAGAGAAGTTTATAATGCAAGCATAGCTAAAGTTAATGCTGTATCTATGAAAGATCCTGTTATTGCAAACGAAGTTAATCCAATTGAAGATGCTGTATATCAGTTATCTCCAGAAGTTCAAAAACTTTATAACGATGTATCGAACCGTACGTTTAACAGGAATTACAGAGTTGGTGCTGAAATAAATAATAATCAAGGTGGTAGTAATGCACCACCTGTGAGAAGAACCTTTGACACTTCTCGTAGGGAAAGAGCACTTATAGACACAATAAGATCCGTAGAAGGTACAAGCGGTCCACAAGGTTATAATACAGTTTATGGTGGTGCAGTTGTCCCACAATTAACTCAAATGACTTTAGGTGAATTGTACGATGCTATTAAACTTGGTGGTACAGATGCTATTCCAGAACGACTTGGTGGAGGTAAGATACCATTTAAAAAAGATAGATACAATTCTTCGGCTTCTGGTGCTTTACAATTAATGCCGGAAACTTTAAGGGGATTAGTTAATAGCGGTAATTATACTTGGGATACTGTATTTAGCCCAGAAACTCAAGATAAAATGTTTTTACAATTAAGCAGTGAAGCTGGTGTAGATATTAATAATCCTGATTTTAATAAAGTTGGGCAAGTTTGGGCAGGAGCTTCACCTGCTTTAGGACAAACAACTAGAACAGCATCAGATACTATGTCAATCTACAATCAGAAATTAAACCAAAACTAATAAAAACAACATGAACGATCCATTAGATTATTCAAATGTTGGTAGTGAATATGTGTCAGATACACAAGAAGCTGATTTACAACTCTCTAATGAACAAATAGAAGAAATTCAACAAAGAATTGCTTCTTATGAGGAAGAAGAACAGCAGCTTCAACAACAAGAAACACAGCCTCCTACGGGAGGTCAAACTACACCAACAATTGAACAACCTGCACCTACGGGTGAGGTGTCAACGGAACAGCAGCAACCTACTGGACTTGTAGGTTCACCAAACACTCCTTACAGAACTCCTGAAGGAAACATTGATTATGAAAGACTAGAACGTGAAGGAAGGGAATTAGACTTTAAAGAAATTCAAGGTCTAATTGACTTTCCAACTGATTTTGCTAATAAACTACTGTCTAGTACAGGTTTACAAATCCCTAAAGCATCTAAGTATGAAAATGATTTAGCGCAAACTATAAGAAGCATTACTTCTGTTATTGCGCCTACATTACTTTTTCAAGGTGCTGGTCTTGCACTAGCATCTAAAGCACAAGCTGCAAGTACCAGCTTACTTGGAGCCGGTAACGCACTCAATAGATTAGGCAATACTGCCTTTATGAAGTTTCTTGGAACTAGGGGTATCGAAGGTGGCGCTGGTGTCCTTGTTGATGCTATCAGTTCTGAAACTGAAGGGGAAAATCTTTCTGGTTCTATTAAAAAATCTGGACTATACAAGTCTTTAACATCAAAATTACCACCACAATTTGATTTTATTCCTGATAGTTTTGCTACATTAGATAAAGACAGTACAGATGAAAAACGTATTAAAAACATTAATGAAGGTTTAGCGTTAGGTTTTCTTCTTCCTTTTGTAGGATCTTTAGGAAAATTAAAACGTAGTTTAGGTGAAATTGGATCAGGTGTTATACAAGAACCTAAGCTTATAGGTGAAACATCAAAAGCACAGAAAATTATCGATAGTATGCAGCCAGCTGCTAAAAGTGATGATTTAGTAGAAGAGCTTTCTAGATATGCTGCTAAACAAGAAGCAGATCTTGATGAGCTTGGATACTACAATCAAGCTATGAATCCTAATTCTAACGTCCCATTAAAAGGTGTCAACGACGTTTATGATTGGAATGAAGTTGGAATTCGTAGTCTTGATGATTTTGGTATCATTGGTGCCAGTGTTGATGCAGTACGTGTTGCTAAAAACAAAGGATCAGTTTATGGTCGTTTAGGTAACTTCATTAGTGAACCTGCTCGTAAGTTTGCCATCAGTACACCAGGTGGTGTTGAACAAGTTACACTTGGTCTTGCTAAACAACTAAAAGATGCTGATCGTTATCGTGTTGATGCAGCAGATTGGGCAATTAGTTTTGATGAAATCCAAGAGCAAGGTGATAACCTAGTACTTGAATTGTTTGATCCTACTGTTGGTGTAGATGAAATCCGTAAGATTCTTGATCCTGTAATTGTAAAAAATCAATTTGGTTTGGAAGAATTAACTGATGAAGGGTACAAAGGTATCTTTAGGATGATTGATGAGCAAGCTGAACAGTTTACTGGTATGGATATTGCTAAAGCACAAGCTTATAGTGCTACATCAATTGCTGGTCAAATTTCTGACCTATCTCAAGGTATTAGACTTAATAGAGGTTCAGCTGCTGTTGATCAAGCTAAACAACAAGTTCGTGATAATCTAGCTTACCTACAACAATTAAAAAGAACTACTGAGTATTATGTAGATAAGAAACGTGGTGTTATGGCTTTAGGTGAGCGTGTCCGTGCATTTGGTAAAACACCAGAACAACTAAACAAAGAAATTATTGAGCAATCACCACAAGCCTTACGTATTATTCAAGACGAAAGTGATCGGTTTACCCAAAACTGGCAATATTTAGAAGAAAATAACCCAGAAGTTCTTGATTCATTTCTTGAGTTATATGAACTTAGTGATGGTAAGATCAATAGTATCACTAAAATGAATGAAGATATTCTCAATACTTTTGTTAGGTGGAGGCCAATTATTGACGGTAATCCTGAAGCACCTAATATTTTAGCACAAGCTGTTAGAGGTAATTTTTATAATTCTTTGTTTTCTGTAGCTTCTAGTGCTAAAGCTTTCTATGGTAATTTAAGTGGTATGGTAGCAGAACCATTAAGTTATCTTACAGGTGCTTTAATGCGTAAAGATCTTAAATCAGTACAACGTGGTTGGATGGCTTATAGTGCTGTCTTAGATACACAAAAAAAAGCCTTACCTTATGCTGGTAAGATGTTTATGAAAGCATCACAAAATCCTAACAGTGTAAAAGATGCTACTAGGTTAGATTTTGTAATTAAGAATGAAGCTAAAATTGATGGTTACAGAAAACTTGCACAGATTGAAGCTGATAACGGTAGGTATGGCTTCCAATATGTTGTAGATTTGTATGATAATTTAAAAGCAATGGAAGCAGATCCTGTATTTAGATTCATTCCAAATACATTTACTGGCTTTGATGGTTACACAAGTGCTAATATTGCTAATGCACAAGCTCGTTTCCGTGCTATGGATGAGATACAACGCCTTGGTAAAGCAGCATCACCTGATGAAGTAAAGAGACTTGCTAACAAAGAATATAATAGTATGTTTGATGAGAACGGTATTATTGTAGATGAAGCAGTTAAGTATAACACAAGTGAACTTGCTTTAAATCTAAACAGTGATATGGTTACTTCGTTAAATAGCCTTTATGAAAGAGTTCCTTTGTTAAGGGCTTTTAATAGATTTCCTGGCATCTTAGTAAATGTAGTTAGAACTGCTGATGCATATATTCCTGCTCCAATTCGTTCATTTCAAAAAGATATAAATGACTTAGCTTACACTCCAGTCAAAACATTTATGGAGCAACCTGAATTAGTAGATAATATTCTAACAGCTCGTGGTTACAAAGTAAGCCAAATGGATGGTGTAGCTAAATTAAATGCTCTTGTTGATTTAAAAAATAAGACTTTAGGTAAAAAAGGTATCTCTTCTATTATAACAGGATTGGTTCTTTCAAATGTTTTGGCTAATGCTATTACTGGAGATGGCTGGTTTGAAATGACAGGTGATGGTTCTTATGATAGACAGTTGATGGCAGCTCGAAAGAAAAGAGGCTGGAAACCTAGAACAATTTCCGTTGCTGGTAAAAAAATCAGTTATGATGAATTACTTGGCCCTGGTCTAAGTAATTGGGTTGCTACTTTAGCTACTATTGGTGATAATTTTGATATGTTAGGTGAAGCAGCTACAGAGAATTTAAAAGCTAAAATGGCTATTATTCTTGCTTCTGCTGTAACTGAAGAGACTGCTCTTTCTGTTTTAACACCACTTGTTGAAATTCTTAGCGGTAATGAATATGCTTTTGATAGATTTGCTGCTGGACAACTCAACGCTCTTGGTCCTTTAGGTGGTGTTCGCAATAACGTTAGTCAAATTATTGATGGTGGTCTTAAAGATGTTCAGAAAGATATAGCAGGTTTTATAAAAAACAGAAACCAATATCTTAATGTTTTTGATCCTTCTAACAGACAACCTTATATCTACAGTCCTGTTACAGGTAAAGTACCAAATAATTATAACATGATGGTACGTCTATACAATACAGTATCTCCAATTAAAATATACGAAGGTGAATCACCAGAAGAAAAGTTTCTTAATGATATAGAATATGATTCATCATCTTTATTTAAAACACGAGAAGGTGTGGAAATTTTACCTGAAGAACGTTCTAAACTATCTGAACTTATGGGTGAACGTGGGTATTGGCGCGGTGAGATTGCAAGAATTAGTAAGTTAGCTGATGCACGTAGCACTGTTAAAGAACTAAAAGAAGCTAGATCTCAAGGTGTCAGTGCTGAAGATACACCTATTGGTAAGTATGATTTGATTTTCATGGAACTTGATGAAGCAAGAAAAAAGGCAGAAAAACTTGCTTTTGATGATTTAGATTTAGGAATGAAAGGTGACATTCAAAAAAGAATTGCAGAAAAGAAAGCAAAAGAAAATCAAGCTATGAGGGGTATCATCCCTGGCATAACAGATTTTACTACTAACATTCGGTACTAAAAAATCATGGCAACAACTGAAAATAATTATACAGGAGATGGTATACTAACAAGTTATACTTTTTCATTTCCGTACATAAAAAAAGAAGACGTAAAGGTTACCTTAGATGAAATAGGTACGACTGATTTTACAATTAATGATAACACGCCAACACTAATTGATTTTAATATAGCACCACCTGATGGTGTAGCTATTCGTATTTTTCGAGAAACTGATACAACAGCTACATCTTCAACATTCTTTCCAGGTTCAGCTATTAGAGCACAAGATTTAAATAGAAATTTTGAACAATCTCTTTTTATTGGACAAGAAGAAGAAAATAAAATCCAAAATGTTATATCTGGTGGCATCGCTGATGGTTCTGTTACTACTGCTAAAATAGCTAATGATGCAGTTACAGCTGATAAACTTGCACCTGATGTTTCATTTACACCTGCTGATGGTTCTATTACTGCTGCTAAACTAGCAAATAATGCTGTAACTACAGATAAGCTAGCAAATAATGCTGTAACTACAGCTAAGCTAGCTGATGCTAACGTAACTACAGCTAAACTAGCTGATGCTAACGTAACTACAGCTAAACTAGCAAATAATGCTGTAACTACAGCTAAGCTAGCTGATGCTAACGTAACAGCACCTAAAATTGAATCACCTTTAAGTAGTGATCTAACCTTTTCATCTAGTCAAACATTTCCAAATATACCAGCTAATCCTCAAACATCTGCATATACTTTAGTTGCAACAGATGCCGGTAAACATATTAACATTACAACTGGTGGTATTACTGTACCTAGTGGTGTGTTTAGTGTTGGTGATGCTATCAGCATTTTTAATAATAGTACTAATGACCAAACTATTACACAAGGTGGTAGCGTAACACTAAGACAAGCAGGAACAATAAACACAGGTAATCGCACATTAGTTCAATATGGATTAGCAACTATTCTTTGTGTTCAATCTAATACTTTTGTTATTACTGGTAGTGGGTTAACTTAATGATACATCAATTGCTTTTTAGTTCAGAAGTTTCACTAGCAGGGCAAGAAACATTTACATCACCGATTAATGCTACAAGTTCTAGTATTTTTAGTTGGGTCGTTCCTTCTGGAGTAACAACTATTTGTGCAGTCTGTGTGGGTGGTGGTGGCGCTGGAGGCCAAACCACCAGCAGTACTGCTTCACCAGGTGGCGGTGGTGGCGGACTTGCTTATCGAAATAATATTCCGGTTACTCCTGGTGAAACATTAAGTGTTCAAGCTGGTGTCGGAGGTTATTATGGTGTACCATCTGCATCCGCCGATGGGGGAGACAGTGGTATTCAAAGGGGATCAACTGTTTTAGTAGGTTGCACTGGCGGACAAGGTGGCATACCTGGACAATCATCCAGTGGAGGACAAGGTGGACCATCCTTTTCATCTCAATGGGGTGGAGGTAATGGTGGCGATTGGCCTTATGCAACAAATCAAAGCTCCGCATCCTATGGTGGCGGCGGCGGTGCAGGAGGATATAGTGGTAACGGTGGTAAAGGAGGTATTGTTAATCAGATTGGTGGCGCCCCAATTGCTGCTGATTCAAATAGTGGTGCTGGTGGCGGCGGTTATGCTAGTCCAAGTATAGGAGGCGGCGGCGGCGGTGTTGGTCTTCTCGGACAAGGTAGCGACGGTATTGCAGGTACTTCTTCTAGCGTTGGTGGAGGAGGTGGTTCCAGCGGTACAAATGGTCTATCTACTGCAACTTCTAACAATAAAACTCAAGCAACCGGAGGTTTATACGGCGGTGGCGGTTTTGGTCGCCCTAGCGGAAACCCTGGTGCAGGTGGCCAAGGTGCTGTAAGAATTATTTGGGGAGAAGGGAGAGCATTTCCTTCTACTAATACAGCTGACGTTTAAACAACTTTATTTATCATGATTACTTTAATTCGTCCAATTCTATTTTCATTTTTACAGTCTGAAAAAGTTAAACTACTTATTGTAGATATGCTTACTAAACTTGCTGAGTCAACCGATAATGACATCGATGATAAAGCAGTTGAATTTATTCGTAACGGTTTATTTCCTAATAAGTAATGATTGAAGCAGGGGTATCAGCTCTGATTGGAGCTATTGCAGCAGGAGCTGCTTTAACAAATCGTATACACAATAGAATATCGGCTTTGGATAGACGTGTTGATACCTTTGAATTAAGTGTTGCACAAGATTATGTATCTAAAGCTGATCTTTCAATAATGGTGCAACGTATGGAGGATCATATGATCCGCATTGAAAACAAATTAGATCAAATTGTATTGAGAAATGGCTAACAAGAAAGCAACCGAAGACCAATTCAATGAGTTGCACAATTTAGTTACCAAAGAACTCCTTAATCGGATTAAAAGTGGTGAAGCTACAACACAAGATATAAAGGCAGCGATAGAGTGGCTTGTCAAAAACGACATTAGTGGTGTTGCTGTTCAAGGTAACCCACTAGATAAACTAGCTAACCTAATGCCAACTGTTGACCCTGAACTTGTAAAACGGAGACTTTATGGTACGAAGCTCTAACTATAGCGGTCCAAAATACGCTAATGGTAACTATAAATCATATCAAAAGAAATATGATTCAAGTGCATTACAGATCTCTAAACGGTCTGCATTAAATAAAGAAAACCGT